TCGGACAACCCACGGTTCATCAAGGACGACGCATTTCACCGTCTGGTCAAGGCCCTGGCTGATTGTCCCGACCTATTTGAGGCCAGGCCCCTGATTTGTTCGGATCGTACCGGGGATTTGATCGTTTTGGGTGGGAATATGCGTCTCCGGGCTGCACAGGAGTTGAAGTACAAGGATGTGCCCGTGATCGTCATGAAGGGGTTGACCCCGGACCAAGAGCGGGAGGTAGCCGTCAAAGACAATGGCGCTTTCGGCCAATGGGACTTCGAGGCCCTGGCCAACGCCTGGGATGATCTACCGTTGGTCGAGTGGGGCGTGGATCTGCCCGAGGATTGGTTAACAGGGCAAGCGGGTGATGGGGCCGGGGATGCCCCCGAGCCGCAGATAGACAGGGCCGAGGAGCTTCAAAAGGAGTGGAAGACGGCCACCGGGCAGGTGTGGGAGATAGGAAAGCACCGGGTTATGTGTGGGGACACTTCAGTGGATTTGCCCACGCTAATGTCGGGCAGTCTGGGGCACCTGATCTTTACGGACCCCCCATACGGCGTTGGCTATGATGGTGGCGCAAAGAAGCGGGAAAAACTTACTGGAGACCACATTGGGACAGACATCTATACAGAAACTCTGCCAAGCCTAGCCAGTGCAGTAGACAACGAGGCGGCACTCTATTTGTGGTACGCAGATGGGCACGCAGCCGCAGCCGCAGCCGCAGCCGCAGGCTATCAGATCGTTGCTCAAATCATTTGGGCCAAGAATCATGCACAGTTTGTAACTTCTGCGCATTACAAGGGGAAGCATGAGCCCTGCTATTACGGACATAAGCGTGGGCATTCTGCGAGATGGCATGGCCCCAACAATGAAGTCACGCTTTGGGAGTATGACCGGTCTGCATGTAATGAATTTCACCCAACACAGAAGCCTGTAGCAGTGGCGTTGAGGGCAGTCAAGAACAGCACAAAACCAGGGCAGATTGTGGTTGATGGGTTTCTTGGTGGTGGCACAACCCTTGTCGCCGCCGAACAAACAGGCCGCATCTGCTACGGCATGGAGATTTCTCCGCCGTATGTGGCTGTATGCTTGCAGCGCATGAAAGATATGGGACTCGAACCGAAACTCATAAACGAAAGGATTGAATAGATGCCAAGAGGCCGCAAACCAAAGCCGACGAACCTGAAACTCCTCGAGGGCACCTTCCGCCCAGACCGGGCGAACAAGAACGAGCCAAAGCCGGACCCGGGGATCCCGGACCCACCCGAATGCCTGAGTCCTGTAGCCCTGGAGAAATGGAAGAGAATCACCCCGGAGCTTGAATCCTTGGGCCTGCTCACACAGATCGACGGGGACGCCCTCGCCCGATATTGCCAGCACTATGCTATTTGGGTCGAGGCTGTGGGTAATGTGCAGGAGATCGGGCTCGTCGTCAAGAGCAAGAAGGGCAACCCTATCCAGAATCCATATCTCGGGATCGCCAACCGAGCGAACGACATCCTGGCAAAGCTGGAGTCTGAGTTTGGGATGACACCCTCTAGCAGGACGCGGATCGGGGTAGGACCGAAGGCCGGGAAATCGAAGTTCGATGGTTTGATCGGAAAGGGCGCATGATGAAGAAGTGCAGCAAGTGTGGCGCAACAAAGCCAATGGGTGAGTTTTATAAAGACAAGCAGTCTAAAGACGGGTGTCGGGGAGACTGCAAAGAATGTCAAAAGGCACGATCGGCCGCGTGGAGGGCAGAGAATCCAGAAAGGCACAAAAAGAAACTCCGGGACTGGTACAGGAAAAACGTAGAGAGGGCCAAGGAATATCAAAGAAGACGGCGGATAGAACAACCAGAAGAGAAAAGGGCCGAACTAAGGCGATGGTATCTCAACAACACAGAAAAGGCCAAGGCTGATGCCAAAAAATGGAGCATGAATAACCAGCACAGGGTTATCAAAAACCTAAAGAGGTGGCAAGCAAAAAACCCCGACAAGGTAAAAGAGTATTCCCGCATCTCAGGCACAAGGAGAAGGTCAACGCCAGAAGGAAGATTGAACGCCGCCATGTCAAGAGGGATGAGTGTTTCGCTGAAAGGAAAAAAGGCGGGCAGAAGGTGGGAAAATCTTGTGGGGTACAGCGTAAAGGAGATGAAAGTCCACATAGAAAGGCAGTTTCTCCCCGGGATGTCATGGGAAAACTATGGGCGACGGGGTTGGCACATTGACCACATAATTCCCAAATCCGTCTTTAACTATAAATCGGCCGATGACTTGGACTTTGGACGATGTTGGTCATTGAAAAATCTTAGGCCCATGTGGGCAACGGAAAACATACGCAAGGGCGCAAAGCTCGACAGACCGTTTCAACCATCATTGGCGATATAGCGATGGCAAAAGCACAGAAAATATCAGGCGACATAATTAGGTTCATCGAAACCCTTATCTGTCCTTCTGGTCACGGTGCCGGAAAACCATTCAAACTTCTGCCGTTTCAAAAGAAATTTATCCGGGATGTATATGATCCGGTTGACAAGGGTGGCAAGAGGATCGTTCGCAGGGCAATCCTTAGTATGGCGAGAAAGAATGGCAAAACGATGATGGTGGCCGCGCTCGCCTTGGCACATCTCTTGATAGATAGGTTGGCAATTAAGAATGGCGAATGTTATTCGGCAGCCTGTGAAAGAGAGCAGGCCGGAATAATCTTCAGGTATGCGACGCAGATAGTGAGAGCCGACAGCGAGTTGATGTCGATGATTAAGATAGTGGAATCAACAAAAACAATGATCAACGCCAAGAACGGAAGCGTTTTCAGGGCCCTGTCTGCCGAAGCGGGAACAAAGTATGGTTTGAACCCTAGTTTTTTAGTGTATGACGAATTGGCGCAAGCAAAGAATAGGGAATTGTTGGATGCGCTAGACACGAGCATGGCGGCACGAGAAGAACCATTGCTTATTATTATATCCACCCAAAGCAATGATCCGCAGCATGTATTGTCACAGCTAATTGATGACGGCCTGTCTGGCCGTGATCCGACAACTGTTTGTCACTTACATGCTATTCCGGATGACGCAGACGATGAGGCGATATTTACCGACAGGAAGTTGTGGAAGATCGCTAATCCAGCATTATCAAAGTTTAGATCCCTATCAGAGATGAAGACGGCGGCGGGCCGGGCAAAGAGGATGCCATCGTTTGAGGCAAGCTACAAAAATTTATACTGCAACCAAAGAATTGATTCCCAGAACCCCTTAATCAGCGGTCAGGACTGGAGGGCCTGTGCTGGAGATGCCAAGATCAAGGACGGGGAGAAGATCTATCTGGGCCTCGACCTGGCCAGCACAACAGACCTTTGCGCCCTGGTCGGCGTGAGCGCGGAGGATCGGGACCGGGTCATGGCATGGTTTTGGAAGCCCGGGGATACCTTGCATGACCATGAGACCAGGGACCGGGCGCCATACACGGTCTGGAAGAAACAGGGGCACATTGAGGCCCCTCCTGGCCGTGCCCTGGACTGGGCAGTGGTCGCTAACAGGCTGGGCGAGTTGAGTGCCAAGTATCAGGTTGTGGGCGTGGCCTATGATCGGTGGCGGATTGAGAACCTGCTCCAGGAATTGAACCGTGCTGGCGTGGATGCGGTCGTTGAGGGGAAGGACTACACGGCAGGGGATCCGATCCCGGCCGGGTTCTTACGGCTCGTTCCGTGGGGGCAGGGGTTCCGGGACATGGCCCCGGCCATAGATGCGCTTGAGAACGCCGTCATTGAGCAGACCTTAGAGCATCCAGGGCATCCCGTCTTGACGTGGTGCATATCGAACGCCCTGCCGTTCACGGATCCGGCCGGCAACCGGAAGCTCGACAAGGCGAAGAGTCGGTTCAGGATAGACGGGGCCGTTGCGCTTACTATGGCGATCGGTCTGAAGAGGCGGGACCAGGAGGTGAAGGAGCCGACGCCAAGCATTTACGAAAGTAGGGGTATTATAACGATGTGAAAGGAGAAGGGCGATGAGAATAACAAAGGGCTTGGTGAAAAGCGTAGTGGAACTGATTCAGGAGCACGTTGAAATTGAGGTAATTCAAGTATTGAGGGCAGAGACTCTACGGCGGGAGGGTGCTCAACCTTTGTACAAACAGACCGTCAAACTAAAATGGAGAGATTGAAAGGAGACCCCATGCTAGGCTTCCTGAGAAGAAGAGAAACCGTCAGGACGTATTACACGCGAGAGGAAAAGGAGGAGCGACTACGGCGGAGCAAACTGACCCTTGATCGAATGCGCGAGATGGTGGAGGACATGCAGAAGGTGTTGGACGCCGAAAAGGAGACCAGAGAATGACCAGAGACCTCGTTTGCCCGCTGTGTGGAGGCGTGAAGGGCAGCAATGTGACCGACACCCGCCGGTGTACCGATGCGATCATTCGGGTGCGCCGGTGCTTCGAGTGCCACGGCGTATTTGTCACGACCGAGACCGCCGACGCCTGCGAGAGGAAGGCCCCGGTTCCGGTTGATCCTGGGGCAGACGCCACACCCACCAAGCGCAAGTATAGGCGCAAAGAGGTAGCCGAAGCCTCATAAAGAGCACTATTTGCCACAAAAAGAGCACCTGTTTTCCTAAATACACGACATCTAGTGTATCTAGTAACGCTTGCCTTGATTTGCCCCCATCACACGGTGTTAGCATTTAGTCAATGGCACTACTTTCGACAGACGCCTTGACACTGCGTGGGGGTTTGCGTGGCATGGAATGATGACGGTAGATATTACACCACCACCCCCGCAGATCTAAAGCGGGCGGAACGGGCCGCTGCAAAGCGGATCAAGAACCTTTCGGTCGATGACGAGAAGGCTTGGAATCCGTCCCTTTGGAACCTGGCCGGCGCACAGTCCAGCGCCGGGATTAACGTCACCGAAGAAACCGCCCTCACCTTTTCCGCTGTTTGGTGTGCCGTTGCGCTCATTTCCGGCGGTATCTCTGCGCTCCCCCTGAGTCTACTGCTCCGCAAAGGCAAGACCAAGACCCCCGCCACGAACAAACCCCTGTATCGCGTCCTGCACAGCGTTTCCAACCCATACATGACGGCGAAGACCATGCGTGAGGTATTGGCCGCGCATACGCTGACATGGGGTAACGGGTACGCCGAGAAGGTCAGGAACGGTGGCGGGGACATCGTTGAGCTGTGGCCGATCCCGCCGAACAGGGTCAAGCCCGAGATGGAAGACGGCGCGATGGTCTACAGGATCAACGTAGGGAACGAAATCAAGACGCTGCCCAGAGAGCAGATCCTTCACATCCCCGGACTCGGGTTTGACGGCTTTATGGGGTACTCCGTGGTCTCTATGGCCCGAAACAGCATCGGAATGGGCCTCGCAATGGAGGAATTTGGGGCGAACTTCTTTAGCCAGGGTGCCCAACCCGGGATTGTCGTTTCCCACCCGGGGGGCCTGTCCGAGACGGCGCACAAGAATCTTTCGGCAGAGTTGTCTTCCAAGTATAGCGGCCTTGGGAAAGCTCACCGGCTAATGCTGCTCGAGGAGGGGATGAAGCTGGAACGGGTAGGCATGTCCCAGGAAGACTCCCAATATCTCGAATCTAGGCAATTTCAGATCCCAGAGATCGCCCGGTGGTTCAATTTACCAGTCCACAAACTTAAAGACATGACGAAATCGAGCTTCAGTAACATCGAATCCGAGCAGATGTCATACGTTACGGAATCGCTGGTGCCGTGGCTCGTGACCTTCGAGCAGTGCTTCAATATGCAACTTCTCACCCCCGAGGAGCAGAAGGCTGGCTACTACTTCAAACACAACGTAGAGGGCCTTCTCCGGGGCGATTCTGCGGCCAGGGCTGCATATTATGCCGCAATGTGGATGGTGGGGGTGATGAGCCAGAACGAAATCCGGGACAAAGAGGACATGGACCCGGATCCGAACCCGTTTGCTGACGAGCGGTTTGTTCCGCTGAACATGGTGCCCTTGAGTCTGCTCGAAAAACATCTGGAGAGCAAGACGGCGCCCCCGCCTGCAGCGGTGCCCGACGAACCAGACCCCGAGGAATTACCTAGCAATACGACGATGAACGTCAGATATTTGCCTGCCGTATCACAAAAAGCTAAAGGAGACGACCAGTGAGGATAAATAATCGCAGTATATTTAAGCCTCGGGCCCAGGTCACCCACAAGATCGAAAACAAGGCGGAGGAGGCGACCCTGTATATCTATGACGAAATCTCGTGGTGGGGCATCTCTGCCGACGAATTCGTCAAGGGCCTGAACGCGATCGAAGCCGAGACAATTCATCTTCGAGTAAACTCACCCGGTGGATCCGTTTTCGATGGAATTGCCATCTACAACGCCGTCAAGCAGCACAAATCAAGGGTGGTGGCCCATATCGATGGCCTGGCGGCATCAATCGCCTCGGTTATTGTGCTTGGCGCAGACGAGGTACGGGCCGGGGAGAGCGCCTACATGATGATTCACCCGCCCTGGTCGATCGTCTCCGGGACGGCTGACGACATGCGCGAGGAGGCGGAGTTGCTCGACAAGGTGGGCGGTACGATCTCGCAGATCTACCAGCGGAAGACAGGGCTTACCGCCGACGAAATCACAGAGATGATGACTGCAGGCACCTTCGGCGAGACATGGATGACCGCCCAGGAGGCCCAGGAGAAGGGATTTGTGGATGTGGTGGAGGAACTGGAGGAAGAAACAAAGGCAAAGGCGAGCGCAGTGGTGTTCGACCTGTCTGCCTTTGCGAATGTGCCGGACGGCCTGATGGCCGAAAGGCGGCCGCCGACGGAAAGGGAACTGGAGCGCATCTTGCGGGATGCTGGATGCAGCAACAAACAGGCGAAGGAAATTCTCGCGAAGGGGTACGCCGAGGATCTACGGGATGTAGATCCGGTGGGCGAGACCCCTTCGGCCGACGTGGGGGATCAACGGGATGTTGATGCTCCGGCTCAACGGGATGTTGAACAACCGACGCAAGCGAGCATTGACGCTGACCTGGCCCTAAGAGAAGTAACGGCGGGTTTATTGGGGATTTGATCGACCAAAGCAACAGGAAACAGGAAAGGAAGATACGATGAAGACAATCACGCAGTATCAGGAAATCATCAAGGCGCACCTCGCAGACGCCGACAAGATCGTGGCGAAAGCGACCGCCGAAAACAGAGATCTCACCCAAGAGGAGATCGACCACAGAAAAAGTCTGTTTGCGCGAGTCGAGGAATGTGAAACACAGATCGTAGACCTGAGGAAGAGGGAGGAGATCGACAATCGGCAGAAGGCGCCCGAAGACAGCATCACCACCCCGTTGGCTGCGAGTAGGACGGGTAAGAAGGTCGAGGTTGGCGAAGATCGGAAATCGAAGGATCGTTTCAACTCCTTCGGAGAGCAGATGGCGGCTATTATGAGAGCCGGACTTCCGGGCGGCCATGCTGACCCCAGGCTGTTCAATGCGGCATCTGGTCTGAACGAGACCGTGCCATCTGACGGCGGGTTCCTCGTGCAGCAGGACTTCTCCAACGAACTTTTGCAGCAAGCCTTCGAAACCGGCGTGCTGGCAAGTCGTTGCCGAAGGATTCAGATTTCCGGGTCTTCCAACTCGATCAAGATCAACGGGATCGACGAAACGTCCCGCGCCTCGACTCGGTCTGGCGGCATCCTGGCCTACTGGGAAGAGGAAGCTGCAGAGAAGACGGCGAGCAAGCCAAAGTTCCGCAAGATCGAACTGACCCTCAAGAAGCTGATCGGCCTGTGCTACGCGACAGATGAACTGCTTGAGGATGCTTCTGCCCTGGAAGGCGTGATCAGAAGCGGGTTTGTCTCTGAGTTTGGGTTCAGACTCGATGACGCCATTTACAACGGTACGGGCGCTGGTATGCCCCTTGGCATCCTCAACGCTGGATGCCTCGTTACCGTGGGTGCGGAAGCAGGGCAGGCTGTTGATACGGTCATGGCCGAGAACGTCATCAACATGTATTCCAGGCTGTTCGCATCGTCCCGGCCGTCCGCCGTATGGCTCATCAACCAAAACGTGGAGCCGCAACTGTTCACCATGTCCCTGGCGGTTGGTACTGGCGGCATTCCGGTCTACATGCCGGCTGGCGGACTCTCGGGGCTTCCATACGGTACGCTGTTCGGTCGCCCGGTGCTTCCAATCGAGCAAGCCGCGACCCTCGGAGACGTTGGCGACATCGTGCTTGCGGATCTCTCCGGTGGCTACATCCTGGCAGAGAAGGGCGGGATCAAGAGTGACATGAGTATCCACGTTCGATTTGTGTACGACGAAAGCTGCTTCAGGTTTGTGCTTCGGGTCGACGGACAGCCCATCCGGGCCACCGCTCTGACCCCGTACAAAGGGGGGGCATCTTTCACGCAGTCCCACTTCATTGCCCTCGAGGCCAGGTAAGTAGCGAGGTAACATAGTATAACAGCCGGGGTTTCGGCCCCGGCAAATAGGAATTCAGGAGGATATAGAGATGATTTCGGAAGAAAAAAAGATTGTGCCTGTTTGCGTAAGCGCAAACATTGGGGCCACGACCGACCTGGACAGCATCAACATGGCGAATTACCACAAGGCCACCTTCATCTTTACCTGCGGTGCTTTCACCGGGAACGGCACGTTTTCGTTCTTCTCGGGAGCATCTGAGGGAACAAAGACGACCGCGGTGGCATTCAAGCACGCCTTGGGAGGCGCTGCGGTTGGGACGGCGGTGGCTGCCAGCACGGCAAGTTGCGATGTCCTGGGCGCATGGGCGGATTGTCCGCTGGCGGCAAGCCCGGCCACGTTTACGGTCGCCATCACCTGCACCACAAAGATGGTCGTTTGTGAAGTGGATGCGGCTGCTATGACAGATGGCGAGTCATGGCTGACCGGGGTTATCGCGGCAACGGCCGGGATCGTTCATGTGACGGCGATTTTGGAGCCGAGGTACACCGGAAACAGAAGTGTGACGGCTCTCAAGTAGGAAAAATGGTGAAGCGATCAGTACACAAACATCTTTCGATTTGGTGCTACGAGGCCCCTGGTGGGTGATCGTACAATCTGCAACTTAGTCAGATCGCCAGGTCAAAGGAGGAATCAGACATGCCGAATTACAATCTCTCGACAAGAGGAAGAATCGCAGACATCAACCAGGGTCTTCGAGTCACCAAGGCGGCTGCATCATGTGCCGCAACAGCAGACGTTTCCCTTTTCAACGTGGTTGGAAATGTTTGTCTGCTCGGACTGGTCGGTGTCTGGGACGGCTTGGCGGAAACGGCCGCAACGACCATTGCCGTAAAACACGATCCGACGACCGGAACCGAGACCATTATCGGTGCTGCATCCGGTACGCAGTCTGCGAAGGCGGCGGGGTCCATGCTCACCCTTAACGGGACTGCGCTCGGTGCGATGGTGGACTCTACCGGCGTAGGGGCTGCTCCGATTGGGGCCGCTGGAGCCATTTTTATCAACGGCCCAGGAATCATCGAAATGACCGTTGCCGGTGCGACCAACACGCAGACCATCACCTGGCATCTCTGGTATGTTCCGATGTCAGACGGGGCCTATGTAGAGGCTGCCTAATCATAGCCGGGGAGGTTTCGGCCTCCCCCTTTTGACCCAAAAAGGAGGTCAAGAACCATGACCCTTTTAGCGGTGACGACCACCAAGAGATGGACGGCCCTTTCTACAGACACGAAACCCACGGCACCCCCCGTCGGCTCTACCTGCCTTGAATCCAATACCGGCTACATGTGGATCTACAACGGCTATGCGTGGGTTCCGAAGAGCACGTTTCTCGGAATGACGGTCAACTACAATCAGATCTCCCTCAACCAAGCGGCGGCGGCCTACGATGTGATGACCGCAACACCGGCCCAGGCCCTATTCATTGACGCAGTGATCATACACGTTCCTGACGATCTGTCGGCAGTGGCGACCTTTACCGGCATAGCGGTGGCCACAGACGATGCGGCACCCCTTGAAATTATGTCGGCGGCCGAGGGGGCAAAAGCCAACCTGACCGGGAACTTCTATTTCGTACATCGGGGTCCGAACGTAACGGCCTCCACCAAGAAGATAATTCTTACAATCGGCGGTGCTACCGCGGGGGCGGGGATGGTCGCAGACATTACCGTGTTGTGGCG